CTTGACAATAATGAGCGTAAGGAGCTGATGGATGAATACATGGGTTATGTGGACGAAGCCATGAAGCTCCGTGACGAACTTGCCGCAGCAACCGGATATGATAAGATTTCGCAAGAATCAACATCCCAGTCAGCTTCATCCAAAGGTTTTCAGGAAATGAGTCAAGATACTGGCGAAGAGTTGAACGGTAGGTTTACAGCATTGCAGATTGCAGGAGAAGAAATAAAGAATCAGAATATTATTCAATCTCAATCACTTAATCTACTAACAGTAAAAGCAGATGCTCTACTTTCCATAGATACGGAAACAAGAAATATTGCTGATGATACGCGGGATTTGATAGCGCAATCCTATCTTGAATTGGTACAGATTTCAGAAAATACAGGGGCAATCGTCAAACCTATTCAACAGATGCAAAGAGATATAGCAGAAGTTAAAAAGAATACAGCAAAATTATAGTCTATGGATGAATTATTAATTAATGGCGAAAACGCTTATACAACATGGGGTGTGAGAATGGGAGAGGGGTTTCTTGATGTTATTGGGGCATCCGCTCCCATGAAGGATTTTATTGAGAACAAAAGCCGACTTGAACATGGGAAACGGGTAATAATCAATAATCCTAAAGTCGATGAGAGGGAAATAACTCTTTCGTTCACTATCGAGGGTAATTCTCAGTCTGATTATCAATCAAAGAAAAAAGCTTTCTTCAATGAGCTTTATAAAGGCAAGGTTGATATTCAAGTCCCGGCTAATAGTAGCGAGATTTATCATCTGATTTATCTCGGTAAAAGTATCACTTACGCACAGAGTTTAGACCGAACTTTTGGAAAGATTTCAGCCAAGTTCAACGAGCCAAATCCGAGCCCGGAAGGGCGAAAGTAGATGATAGGGTGTGGATAACACACCCTATTTAGTTCAAATAATAGGTGTGGGCAATTGTACCATAAAGTTATTCTATAATAGGTTTGGCGAGGAAATGACACAAAAAGCGATTCGCGAGTGTCTTATAACAAAAGATAAGACTTTATTGTATGTGCGGAATAAAAGGAAATAATTCGGCCAACAGAACTTAATTCACGACATTGGTTTTATTGTCGTGTATGTGAGTGCTCAAAATTGGGTACTCTTTTTTTTATCTCCGAACTTTGAAGACATGAAACAAATCGACATCAAAGACATATCCGGTGCTATCCAGCTTACAACTCTGATCAATGAAGGCTGCAAGCGTAAGTTCACTCTGATGAAGGAGGACTACATCATGTTAAAGTTCTCCTTAGAGAATCCCATATATTTCAAACTTGGCTCATACGTGGAGTGTGACTTCGGATTGTTCGAGGTGTGCGACTTGCAGAAGCCCGCATTCAACACCAATACCGTCGGCTACGACTATGAGCTTCAGCTTGATGCCTATTATTGGAAATGGAAAAACAAAATCTTCAAATATACCCCGGAGACGGCCGGACAGGAGGCGTCCTGGAACCTGACTGCCCCGCTTGACGTACAAGCCGGTATAGTCCTGAGAAATTTAAAGGCTCTTGGTTACACATACAAAGGACAGGATTTTGTTTTCTCCATTGACAGTACGGTAGAGAACAAATCACAACTGATGTCTTATGAGAACATCAACATTTTGGATGCCTGTTTCTCCATGGCGAAAAAATGGGATTGCGAGTGCTGGATAACCGAGAATATAATCCATTTCGGGCGTTGTGAGTTTGGCGACGCGGTGGACTTCGAGATCGAGAAAAACGTGCAGGAAATGCCACGATCTGAATCCCGGTCCACCTATGCGACAAGAATCTATGCTTTCGGCTCGACAAAGAACATCCCTTCTAACTACCGTCCGGTTGATGAGACCGTGGTTGTGAACGGTGTGGTGCAGCGCAGGCTGATGTTACCCGAAGGAACCCCGTACATAGACGCTTATCCCAATATGACCACCGAGGAAGCCATTGAACAGGTGGTTATCTTCGATGAAGTCTATCCCCGAAGAACGGGCACCATGTCGGATGTTACTACCATCGAGGTGACGGACAAGGTGGAGAATGAGGACGGCACAACCACTGAGGAAAAATGGAATGCCTACCGTTTCAGGGATACAGGTGTTAACTTTTCCGAGAAATATATCCTCCCCGGTCAGGAGCTGAGGATACGTTTCGCGTCCGGGCTTCTCAACGGTCTGGAGTTCGCCGTGAAGTTCAATCCTGAGGGAAAGCCGGAGAAGCTGGAGGATGGCGGATGGAACCCTGAGGCACAGCTTTGGGAGATAGTCAGGAATGAGGACTACGGCAGACCGCTTCCCGGCGATGTGCTCTTTCCCCAGGATGGAGATGAATATGTACTATCCGGCTGGGACAGCACGAAAATAACCGAACTGGGGCTTGTGGGTGCTGCAGAACAGGAACTGAAGGTCAAGACGGAAAAATACGCTTCCAAATCAAAGGTTGACCCGAGTACTTACGACTGCACGATGATGTCCGGTGACGCATACCGCGAGGACGGCATTCATAACCTCTACAGCATTGGTCAAAAGGTTAATCTTATTAACAAAGCCTATTTCGATAACGGAAGGCAGTCAAGGATTATCGGTTTTGAATTTAACTTGGATTTCCCGTTTGATTCGCCTGTCTATACCGTTGGTGAGACGGCTGCCTATTCCCGTATCGGCGAGCTGGAGGAGAAGGTTGAGAGCCTTACCCTGAAAGGACAGACCTATACGGGCGGTGGTGGCAGCGGCGTGTATGTGATTGGAAGCCACGACTCCACCCCTGCGACAGACCATAACGTGTATTCCGCATTACGCTCGTTGAAAACTTTTCTTTGTAAAGAAAAAGAAGATATCGCTAATGAGCTGATCACGTTCCTGAAAGGTTTTTTGGTTGGTAAGAACGGTAGTGGAATTACTGTACTGGAAGATGGTACCTCTCAAGCCGTTGTTGACCGGCTTTATGTGAAGATTAAGGCTGTCTTTGATGAACTTGAAGTGAAAAAGAAAACGCATGTTGGTGGTGAACAGATCATATCTCCGGCCGGAATGAAGTGTGTCAGGGTGGAGGAACTTGATGAGAGCTACCGCTGTTTCTTTTTGTCGGAAGTCGATGGAGTGACAATCAATAACGAATTTACAGTCGGTACATTCGCTTTATCTCAAGAATTTAATATTAAAGAAGGAACATCTCACAATGTATCCAACCGCTACTACTGGCGCGAGGTGACAGGAGTAGGAGCTGACTATATTGACTTGAGCAAAACCAATGCCGACAAGGACAGTGATATCCCGGTTGCCGGTGATGATATTATTGGTTTGGGACACTTGACGGATATCACCCGTCAGGCAGCTATAATCCTTTCTTCTGTTAATGAAACTTCGCCTTCCATTATTTTCTATCAAGGTATCAACTCTTTCTCTCTTGCCGGGAAAGAAGTCATCGGGTTGGGCTTTGACAAGTCCACCGGACACGCCTATATCAATGTGTATGGTGATGCCTATATCGGTGCCAAGGATGAGAGCACTTACATCCGTTATACACAAAAAGGCGGTGTTGATATCAAGGGTATGTTCCATATCGAGCAGGGTTCCACCGGATGGCGTAACATGGAAGGGCTTCCGGATGAGATACAGGCGGCTGCCGATTTGGCCCAAAAGGCTCAGGACGCGATAGACAATGCGGCTGTCGGCTCGGTCAATCTGTTGCGTAACTCCGGGTTTACCGGAGATTATGAGAGTGAAACATTGTCCTCTGATACTCAATTGTCTGCTGATACCGATTTGTATAGTAAACAATTAAAGTATTGGACGGGTGTGGCTACCGTATCCGCGGACAGTACTGCCGGCTCTGGGTATTCTGCTGCAATCGGTAGTTTGTCCCAATCCGTATCATTGATTAAAAATGAGAACTATGTTATATCCTTTAAAGCTAAAGGTGTGTCTGTGGCTGTTTCGTGTGGTGATTTCAGCACAACTCAGCCTCTTACGTCCGGTTATCAAAGATACACTTTCAAGTTCGCATTTAACGGTACAGGTATTTTTATGCTTAGCGGTACCGCAACCGTTTGTGACCTTCAACTAGAAAGAGGGACCATTGCCACAGACTGGAAACCGTCCATTTTGGATAACGACAAGTCCATGGCCGGTTTTCAGTCAATCAATTATATCGCCAGCGCGATTAAGGATGGTTCTGTGGACATCCTTGGCGGTTTGATATTGGCTAATATGATCCAATTAGGCAACTACAAGGATGGCAAGATGCAGAAGGTCACCGCCGGAGTTAGCGGCATATACAATGACGATGATGATGTGGCATTTTGGGCAGGTGGCACGTTACAACAGGCTATATTGACCGTAATGAGGTTTCGTAATGACCCCGATTACCAACCCACCAATGAGGAATGGGCAAATATGGCAAACTTCGTTGCCACTCATGGTGGTGATGTGTTCTTAAGAGGATATATCTATGCTTTGGGCGGATATTTCCGAGGGGAAGTCAATGCGGAAAGCGGAATCTTTAAAAATGTAAAGTCACCTAACGGAAATTTTAAGATTGATAAGGAAGGCAATATCTGGATAAAAGGAGAGGGAGAGTTTAGTGGTACTGTCAATGTCATATCATCCAATGGTTACAAGATCGTAATATCCCCTGAGGATGAGTATTCCGTACCGTCTATCAGAATGTATGATTATAATGGGGAAGAACTGTTCAGTATCTCCCTACAGTACGGACTTGGAGGGATGATTCCCAATATTTCCATGTTCGATCCTTTCAACAGTAATAGATTGTATTTCCGGCCAGACAGTCTAGTAGCGGAGCAAAAAGGAAGTGACGGTTATATATATCAGACCCAGATAATGGGAGGACGCATAATTATGGTTAAAGGTTCTGAGATTGTATGGGATCAGAACATGTTGCCCAAATAAAGTGAAGTGATATGGAACTGAATAGTATTAACAAAACGGGAACTTGGAGTGAGGCGGCAGACCGTCTTAACAATAACTTTAGCAAGACTTCTACCGAATTGGAAAAGGTCAAGCAGAATGGCATCCGCAACAAGGGGTTGTTCTCTACTCTTAAATTGCTGGAAGAGGCTGTTCCATCTCCAATTGTAGGTGACTGGGCTATTGTGGGGGATACCATACCGGGCCCTATATATGAATGCAAGATAAAGGGGAAATGGAGTCCTACAGGCATGACAGGAGGTGGCGGAAGTGTTGACTTGAACGGATACCTGACAGCCGAGGAGATAGACGATGTAACATCAATATTATAAGAGTTATGATAAGAATTAATTATCAGTCCGATTTTAAAATCATAGAGAAGAGCCTGAATGGAGATATAAATACTCCCTTCCGGTTTACTTACCGCACAGTCCTGTCGGGGTGTGTTGTTGCGGAGTTTGACGGGCACGGGTACAAGAACTGCCGCAGGCTTGATGATGGTGGTCTGCTGGTCATTTTTGGCAGGCATGGACTACGTCCCGGTGCTCTGTCGGTCAAACGCGAATACTATCTTTCCGATGCTGATTTTGCCGATGGCATCTGCAATCTTGTA